TCCAGGTACAGGCGAACTTTATGGTGGGTTGTTAAACCACCTAAAACAATGGGCAGGAGAAAAACGTTACAGCATTGAATATGAAGAAAATGAATGGTATGGAGAAGCACAGGAGTCTAATGATTTTGTATCTCCTGGAGGAGTAAAAGTCTTTATGGATAAGATCTCTAAGTATGCACCTAGAGACTATCAATATAGTACAGTTTATCAAGCACTCAAAAACAACAGAGGATTATTTGTATCCCCTACAGGATCTGGCAAATCATTAATGATCTATAGTATCGTTAGATACTATGTTGCTACAAAGAAAAAAATACTATTGATTGTTCCTACTACATCTCTAGTAGAACAGATGGTAAAAGATTTTAAAGACTATGGATGGAATGCAGACGACTATTGTCATACCATTTATTCAGGCAAAGATAAGAATACTGATAAACAAGTTGTCATATCTACCTGGCAATCAATCTATAAGTTTCCCAAAAGATACTTCGATGACATTGAGTGTGTTATTGGCGATGAAGCACATCTATTTAAGTCAAAGAGTCTGACAGGCATCATGACCAAGCTACACAACGCTAAGTACCGCTTTGGGTTCACAGGTACACTAGATGGCAGCAAGACTCACAAGTGGGTGCTGGAGGGTCTCTTTGGTGCCTGTGAGAAGGTTACAAGAACTGATGACCTAATCAAGAAAGGATACCTTTCTAACTTACGTATCAAAATTCTTATGTGCAAGCATGAGTATCAATACTTTGAGGACTACCATGCAGAGATGGAGTATCTTGTTACATGTCAAAAAAGAAACAACCTCATCAAAAATCTAGTTAAAGATTTAGATGGCAATACATTGGTTCTATTTAACTATGTCGAGAAGCATGGTGAACCATTATATGAGATGATAAATAATGTGGTAGCGGACGATAGAAAAGTATTCTTCGTCCATGGTTCAGTTGATGTTGACTCAAGGGAAGAAGTACGTCAAATCGCTGAAACAGAAAACAATGCAGTGATCATTGCTTCTTACGGCACTTTCTCTACTGGCATTAACATTAAACGTTTACACAACATTATCTTCGCATCACCTTCTAAATCTAGAGTTCGTAATCTACAATCAATTGGTAGAGTCTTAAGGAAGGGAGAAGGAAAAAGCATCGCAACACTTTATGATATTGCTGATGATATCTCTAATGATACAAGATCTAATTACACCTTAAGACATCTATACGAAAGAGTGAAGATCTATCAAGAAGAGAATTTTAAATACGAAAAAGTAAAAATAGATCTAAGAAAATAATATGGAAGAAGAATTCTATTCAACAATAAAATTATCTACTGGTGAAGAACTTATAGCAAAGGTATGTTACTTACCTGAAGAAGATTCTTTACTAGTAGAAAAACCAATGATTGTAGAAGCATTAATTCAAAAAAAACATGGTAAGAAGGTACAAGGGTTTGTTTTAAAAGAATGGATCAGATCATCTTATGATGAAATGTTTGTAGTAAAAATGGAACAAATAGTTACCATGAGTGAGTTAGATGAAAAGATAAAAAGATTTTATCTAGGTAGTCTTGATCAAGAAGATACAGATCAAAATAAAATTAAACCTACTAAACTAAAAAACAATGGTTATGTGGGTAGTGTAGAACAAGTAAAGAAGAGTCTTGAATCTCTATACAAAAGAAGCTAATAGATACAGTTATCTTTTGAACCCTTAACAGAGTTAGTTTACTGAGGTTCTCAGGTTCTGTCAAGCCCTATTGACAGATTGTTTCGGATCACCTATAATGTGTAAAGGAATAAAATACAACGATGGTAAGGACTAAAAATAAAGAGTATTACGTAAACAACAAAGAGTTCCTTGCTGCGATCGTTGAGTATCGTCAAGCAGTTCATCATGCCAAGGAAACTGGTGGAGATAGACCTCGCGTTACGAACTACATTGGTGGATGCTTTTTAAAGATTGCTACACACCTCTCATACAAACCAAATTTTGTTAACTACATGTTCCGTGAGGACATGATCTGCGATGGTATCGAGAACTGCCTACAATACATCGATAACTTCGACCCAGAGAAGAGTTCTAATCCTTTTGCATACTTCACCCAGATTATCTACTACGCCTTCCTGAGACGCATACAGAAGGAGAAGAAGCAACTGGAGATCAAGGGTAAGATCCTTGAACGTTCAGGTCATCAAGAAATTATGCATACGGATAAGTATGAAGGTGACATGGCAGGTATGAATGCTTCTTATTCTGACATGGGTAGTATTAAAGAAAACATTGAAACAAGAATGAACCGATGAAAGACCAACCAATTACAGTTGAAGATTACAAATGTGTATCTGACGAATTCTTCGACAAGTATAATTTTGTAGTAGAACGTATGGGTCCCTCACCCAAGGCAGAAGATGTACTTAAAGTTATGGAAGCACTTGGTGGTGCCGTCATGAAAGAGAGAGCTAAAGAAAAAGTAGGACCCTTTGGATTTTATAAAAATGGAAAAGAACAAGACAACGCTAGCGACTAGTCTAGGATCTAATCCTACTATTGAAAAAAATATTCCTGACGATCAGGTTTGGATTGATGATATCTTCTATGTCAAAGCAACTCGCTTTGGTCTTTATACCAGTGTATTGAAAGAACCTTATGGTGCTAACTTTATTACTGGTGCTACTGAAGATGGAGTTACTCAGATAACAAGATGGCATCTTAAGTGTTTGCAGGAAGGAACACTTGATGACTATACGTATGTTACTTCTGTTGGTATGGGAGTTAAATTATGAAGATTGCACTTATCACTGACCAGCATCTAGATGGTCGTAAGGGTAATCTAGCATTCTGGAATTATTTTCAAAAGTTTTATGATGATGTATTCTTTCCAACTCTAGAGAAAGAAGGTATCGATACAATCATTGATCTAGGTGATACTTTTGATAATCGAAAGTCTATAGACTTTAATGTTTGTAATAGAGTTACAACTAATTACTTTGATAAATTAAGAGACTTCAAAGTTCACATGCTTCTGGGTAATCATTGTGTGTATTACAAGAACACCAATAAGATTAACTCACCTGAGTTGCTGCTTAAGCAATACGATAACATCACCATCTATTCTGAACCCAAGCATCTGAAACTTGGTAGTAAAAAATTCTTGATGCTTCCTTGGATTAATAGAGAGAATCAAGAAGAGATCCTAAACTTGCTTGAGACTAGTGATGCAGATAATGTTTGCGGGCATCTAGAACTTTCTGGTTTTGAGATTACTCCAGGCATGAAGATGGATCATGGTATGGACCCTGGTTTATTCCATCGCTTCAAACGTGTGTGGTCTGGACACTATCATCACAAATCTAAAAAGGGTAATGTCCAGTACCTAGGAAACCCTTATCAGATATATTGGAATGATTATAAAGACGCTCGCGGTTTCCATATCTACGATACTGAAAGTGATCGACTTAAGTTTGTCCGAAATCCGTATGAAATCTTCGACAAGATCTACTACGATGATACCCGTGTGGACTACACAAAACAAGATGTGCTGTGTTATAAAGACAAGTTCATTAAGATCATCGTCGAGCAGAAAACAGACTACCATACGTTTGAAACACTGGTTGATAATCTTTACTCAGTAGGAGTACATGATGTAAAGATTGCTGAGACCCTTCTAGAAGACGATCTGACAGACATTGATCCTAATCTAGAGGTAAAGGATACGATGACTCTTTTGAACGAGTACATCGATGAAGTAGAGATGTCCGTAGATAAAAATAACTTGAAGAATTTAATGAAGTCTCTATATATTGAAAGTTGCGAAATTGCATAGATGTTTATTCTAACTCTACGTAGTCATGACTCAGGAGTGTTTTCAATTGTTGATGATTTGGGAGAGCATGTTATTCCAATTTGGCGTGAGCATGATGATGCGGAGCGTTACAATATTATGATGGAAGACCTGAGTAAAAATAAGTTACCTTTAGAAATAACAGAAGTCGATGAAGAAATTATATGTATGGCATGTGAAGACGGAGACCAAAAGTATGCTATAATAACCCCTGATGACTTATTGATTCCCCCTGAAGAAAATCTTGCATGATCACTTTTAAAAAGATTCGTTGGAAGAATTTCCTGTCTACAGGGAACGTATTCACCGAAGTTGACATCCTTAAATCAAGAACCAATTTGATTGTCGGAGAAAATGGAGCAGGTAAGAGTACTATTCTAGACGCTCTTACATTTGCTTTGTTCGGAAAATCATTCCGCAAGATCAACAAACCGATGCTAGTGAATAGTATCAATGAAAAGGATTGCATGACTGAAATTGAGTTCAGCATCGGTCGTAATGAATACAAAGTTATCCGTGGTATCAAACCTGCAAAGTTTGAAATCTATTGTAATGATCAACTTTGGAATCAAGAAAGTACATCAGTTGACCAGCAGAAGAACCTTGAGCAGAACGTGCTCAAGATGAATTACAAATCTTTCACTCAGATTGTAGTTCTAGGTTCTTCTACTTTTGTCCCATTTATGCGTCTTCCTATTGCACAGAGACGTGAGATCATCGAAGACATTCTTGACATTCAAATATTTTCTGTTATGAATGTTGTTCTTAAGGATAAAATCCGAGAGAACAGAGATGAATTGAAGGAGTTTGATTATCAGTTAGATCTTCTCAAAGAGAAAGTTCAACTGCAAAAGAACTATCTTTTAGAACTAGACAAGAAAAACCAGGCGGACATCTCTAAAAAACAAGAGAAAGTCCAGGAACTTGTGGAAGATGAAAACCAACAACATCTTTTTATTGAACAAACTAATGTTGTTATTGAACAACTCAACACACAAATTGCTGAGTATTCTACATCTTCAGATAAACTTAAGAAATTAAATACATTTCTTATTAAACTTAGTTCTAAAATGCAGTCGTGCCAAAAAGAACATGCATTCTTTGAGGAAAATCATGTCTGTCCTACATGTACACAAGATCTGTCTGATGAATTGAGAGCAGATAAAATTTCATCTGGTAAAACTAAACTAGATGAGATGTCTCTAGGTTATAATGATATGCTTGCGGCTATTGGTAAGGAAGAAAGACGTTTCAATAACTGGAATGATATTTCTTCTCAAATTACTAATGGCAACAATCAAATCTCTCAGGCAAACTTCAAGATCACTCAGATTCGCAAATCTATTGATGAAGTTGACCAAGACATTAAAAACCTAGAGTCTGGTGGCGGGGATAAAAAAGAGGCGTACTCTAAACTGGAGACAATGATTGGGGAGAAAAAAGAACTCAATCTCCAGTTGAGTGAATCTAAAAAAGATAAAGACATGTTAAGTGTTGCATCTGGATTGTTGAAAGACAATGGAATCAAGACTAGAATTATTAAGAAGTACCTCCCGATAATGAATAAACTGATTAATCAGTATTTGCAGGGGATGGAGTTTTACGTTAATTTTAGTCTTGATGAAAATTTTGAGGAAACTATTAAGTCTAGATACCGAGATCAATTCTCGTATGATTCTTTCAGTGAAGGAGAGAAAGCTCGTATTGATATTGCTTTGCTGCTCACTTGGCGCAGTATTGCTAAACTTAAGAATAGCGTGGATACTAACCTCCTTATACTAGATGAAATCTTTGATGGATCTCTAGACCAAGGAGGAGCATCTGATCTAGGATGGATCCTTCGTAACTTTGATGACAATACAAACGTGTTTGTCATCTCTCATAAAGAACAAATGGTAGATAAGTACGATAGAACTCTCAACGTGGAGAAGCATAAGAACTTCTCGATCACACGCGAGACAATTACAGAACTGGTCTAAGGGTCCTTCGGGACCCTTTTTTTGTGTATATAATAAGGGCATCAACAGAAGACGCCATGCTTAACCAAGAGATTAAAGGTAACCTTGCCAAGCTGCTTGCGACTGAGAACCTTGTGGTTGAGCATCGCTCTACGTCCACTGCTTCTTTTGATGTGGACAATCGCATTCTGACATTACCTAAGTGGGATCGTGCGTCTTCTACAGTCTATGACTTGCTAGTAGGTCACGAAGTTGGTCACGCTCTCTACACCCCTTTGTGGAGCGGATTTGATTGTCCTAAAGACTACGTGAACGTCACTGAGGATGCACGTATTGAAAAATTAATGAAGCGTCGTTATCCTGGTCTTCGTAAATCGTTCTTCGGCGGATATGCAGAACTAAATGATCAAGACTTTTTTGGTATTGATGGTGAAGACCTTGATACATTTAAACTAATTGATCGTATTAATCTTTACTTTAAGATTGGTGCTAGTGCAATGATTCCTTTCAATGCAGAAGAGAAAGTATTAGTTGATGAGTGTGCAGCTGCAGAGACTTTCGATGAAGCAGTTTTAGTAGCAGAAAAAATCTGGGAGTTTTCTAAAGCAGAACAAACCGAGTTAGAAAACTTGGCAGACATTCCTAATTCTGGTGGAGATGGTGGTTCTGGAGAATCTGAAAACATAGAAAGTGGTGACGTAGAATCTGAGCAGAGAGAAGGCATGACGCATGAAGAAATGCTAGAAGAAGCAGAGCGTCGTGAGAATGAAAATGAAATTGAAATTCCAGGATTTGGTGGCGGAGATCTTAGCGAGTCTGATACTCAAAATAACTTTGATAGTCAATCCAAGGAACTGACCAGTCGTTCTTTTGGGCGCACTACATACGTAGACATTCCTAAGTTCGATGCATCAGATCATGTTGTTGACTGGAATGTAATCCACAACTGGATTGATGAAAACAAGCATGATTCTATTAAGTATGAATGGGTTGATTATGAATACAAGTCATTCAAGAAATCTGTTCAAAAAGAAGTAGGATATTTGGTCAAAGAATTTGAATGTAAAAAAGCAGCAGATTCATACTCTCGTTCTATGACTTCTCGCAGTGGAGTTCTTGACTGCACTAAACTGCATACCTACAAGTATAACGATGATCTATTCAAGAAAGTAACTACTTTGCCTGAAGGAAAAAATCATGGAATGTTATTCATTCTTGACTGGTCTGGTTCTATGGGGAGTACTATGCTTCCTACGATCAAGCAACTAATCATTCTGTGCATGTTCTGTAAGAAAGTACAAATTCCTTTTGAGGTTTATGCATTCACTAATGAGTGGATTGGTGCTGAACGCGCAATGGATAATTGTGAAGATGTATATTATCCTAAGTTTAATCAAGATCGCCACTTCCTCAAGAAAAATGAGATGTATGTCAGCAAGACTTACTTCCGTATGATGAACATCTTTTCTTCTCGTTCTAATTCTAAAAACTGGGAACGTCAGTGTCTTAACATCTGGCGTGAAGTATTTTCCATGTCAATGTATGTTGGTTATCAACCAACTATAGGTATGGGTCTTTCAGGCACTCCCCTTAATGAGTCAATTGTTATTATGAAACATATCATTCCAGAGTTCCAGAAAACTTCTGGTGTCAGTAATATCAATCTGTGTGTCTTAACTGATGGTGAGTCCTG